CATCTCGAACCACAATCACTATCACTCAACGGCATGACTATCATTGTCGCTAAATTAATAGCCATACTCATTTATTTAGGAGACTGTGCCATGGGACTAACGAAATTCACTATGACTGGATGCATAAGCTCCTTACGAAATGTCAGTTTACTAGAAGGACATGGAAAAGACGTGCATGAAATGATTAAAATCTTGAAAGGAGTACCCACTGATGACGAACTGTACATTAACAAGGTAGATTTCTTTACTTTGGAAATGAACAAGTATCTTCAAATGCCAACATTCAGATTCGCACGGTACCCTGCAGAACTTAAAGGAGCACGTAAAGTATTGAACGATTTTGAACTCTTCCACCGCTACCTGAACCAAGACCAGAAGAATCGTAGCTTCTCTATTCACACTCTCTACCAAGCTTTAAATGCTAAGATCAGTCAATTTATGACAACTGAAGCTAAAGCGCTCCCTAGACAAGAGCCATTCGTGGTTCTGTTTAGAGGAGAGCCAGGGTGCGGAAAGACTCGCTTGGCAAAGACAGCAATGACCCATCTATGCGAACTTTGGGGATTATCACCAACTGAATCCATCATTGAAATTACCTCCACCGATAAATATTGGCCAGCAATATCAGGACAAGAAATCGCATTTTTCGATGAGGCCGGAACCAGAAGTGACCTGCGTGAAGACTTGTTATATGCCAACTACAAGGCATTATGTTCATCAGCTCAGTTTAACGCAGCAGGAGCAGACATTATGCACAAAAATAACCCCATCAACTTTAAGACTATTTTTGCGACCACTAACACAGCCTTCAAAAATTTAGGGACTAGAGTAACACAACTCAACGACGCAGAATCATGGAGTGCCATGTGTCGCCGAACCATCACGATTTGGGTCACAAGAAATGAAGAAGAGTTCGGGAAAGTCGACCCTAACCACCCGGAAAAGGCCCGTTACGACCCCAAACAACGCCACATGCATCTCGACTTGATGGAATACACAGACGGACAACTTACCTTCAAGAGACGAATTACTTATGACCAACTCATGGCTATGATAGTGATGCGAGAAAAGAATAAGAGTGAAGAATTCAAGCACATCATGAACCAATTTGGAATGGAAACCCAAAGTAATGATACTGTAAACCACCTGTGTGTTTCGATGCACGGTAAAGGAGGACAAGGCAAATCAACCATCTTTAACAGTATAAAGGGAACTGTTGCTAATGCATTACACATGCCCTTAGTTCAGGTATCATCTTATGAGGAAATGGAAAAATTGAAATTGAAACGCAGATCTATCGTAGTATTGGACGACGTAGTGAAACCTACCATAACCCCTACTGAAGAAAACATGCTAATGGACCTCTACAACAACAAAATGCCCAACAACTCAATCTTGGTCAATATCTCGAATGTCACCCCGAAATATAATGTCCCTATGGTAACTAAATCAGGATTGATAACTAACCATAAACTACCATTTAAGAACCCGGGATTAGCACGTAGATTGGGATACACGTGCAACATCAACTCTCAATTGGCCAACAACAACATTGAAGTGCAGGTATCCAATTTCAACATGCATATGCGCGAAGCTGCCACTTGCTTTATGCCATTATTTAACGTAGCTCAAAGATACATTTTACTCGCCATATTATTGGATATACTCGTACCATATTGTAAAATATTTACAATTGGCTTTGTCTTATACCATCTGAGACAGAAATGGTCCGACTGCACAAACAGCATATTAATACGAACCATATATGACCGCTATAAACTCCATATCGCTAGTTCGAAAACGATTCAGATCAATTACGTTAGTGAAATTCCAGCCCGAGACGACTATAACCTCATAGTAGACTGTGAAGATTCTACACGCTTCATGGTTGAAACAGGAGCAGAATTGCACCGACGTATATGCATGAGTAGGAATGCGTATGACCAACGTCCTACTATAGGATGGAAGTTGTACATTGAAAGATCGGTAGGAGCTATCATGTTCACGAACATAGAGCGATTCATTCTAAATATTGGAGTAGACACGGATGAGGACGTCGTGAATACCATACAACGATACGTGTCACAATTTATTGAATTAGACATTGACCCTAAGTTCCTAATTAAGTTCAAGAACCTCGGAACATATGAATATAGAAACGGTGTCCTGTCCGTCTTAAAACCTGAAATTCCGATAGAGACGCAAGCTTTCCTCTGCCATAGAGGTAGGGAGTTATTCGTTGAAGTTAACGGAAAAGAAATGGACCTGGAACGTCTTTTTGAAAACCCTCCCGAGATAAATTCCATCTTCAATCTCACCATTGAGGAGGCTTTGGCAGTGCAGCGCCTAATGACAAGCAGTGAATTCTTGACCAATGAAGAGGTAGTGGCAACACTACACGCAGTGATCAAAAAGAGAAATGAATCCGAACTCGCCATGGCCCACATTGCGCTAGCCGATTATATCTCGGCTTTCCTAGCTTCACCGCTAGGCCGCATCGCAAAGATAATTTGTTCATTGGCTTCAATATACTTAGTCTACAAGTTAGTAACCTTATTGCTGAACGGAATCTTCGGAGACCCAAGCAAGGAAAGACAAGCCAAGAAAACAAAGAAACGTGGTACAAAGCGCGACGAATACGACACCGACGCCGAGCACAAACTGCAAGCCAAGAAACCGGCTAAGAAAGGAAACCGGAAGGACAAGTATGACACTGATGCTGAACACGATCTACAGGCAAAGAAGACCAAGACTCGCGGCAGTAAGAAAACATCCTATGACACCGATAATGAAAAGGACTTACAAGCTAAGAAAGTCAAGAAACGTGGTCAGAAACACACTCAATATGATACTGATTGCGAAGATTACAAACATCAAAGCATTGTCAACCAACCGGCAGTGAATGACCACAACGCAATCGAACCCTATTATGACTCAGCCAAGAAGGCAGCTCTGAGGAATCTATGTGTAGTATACCAATCAACAGAAGACAAGGAAATCCTTGACTACCACCCGTCCAACATTTTATGTTATGGATTATTTGTAGGTGGAAAAATCATGGTAACCGTAGCGCACATAGCTACACAGCCCGGAGTAAATATATATATTGGAATGGATGAAGAACCAGGGTGTAGAAGAGCTTATAAACTCAAAACCTACACTAGACGTGATATTTCAGTATACCACGTGCCCAGCATGTCTGGTTGTAAAGATCTGGAAAAGTATTTCATCCGAGAGAAGGACCTCGACATTGACGACGAAGTTTCGGCAGCCCTAGTACGATTCAAAGCCGACAAAACTGAACAATCATTCATCTCAACCTTTAATTTCATAGAAGGACCTGAGAGAGTTTCCGGCATCCAAATATCGAAATACGGACAGGCAACGTATGGAAGTCTAATGGCGCAGATAACAACCGGAGGTGATTGTGGATTACCATATTATGGCGCAGATAAGTCTGGTACTTATTCAAATAAGATCCTAGGTATCCACACCATGGGTAATACGGCAGGATATGTGTCAGCTGGAATCTCAGCTACCATATTCCGTGACGATATCGCCGAATGGAAAAGTCAGTATAGCCGGCAATCTAAATGTCAATTCTGCAAGGAAAAGATGTTTATTGCTAAGGACGACAACCCGAAGGCGCCCGGACACGAAAACATCTGGCATGCCGATCACCATTCGACCATCACGGCATTGTGTGAAGAATTAAACCATTACATCTCGAGAAATCCCAAGTTCGAAGGAGTCATTCTAAAACATTCTGGATCATTAGTAGGAAGTGTAGAACATTCTCACACTCAATTCATCCCCACAAATGAGGACCCTTTGGAAGATGTACATGGCTACGTGGATGACGTAGAAGAAATTCCCGATAGGCCAGGCAAGAACAGGTCAGCCGTATACGACATGCAATTGGTCCACTTTGGCAACTGGATCCTCAAACAAAAACAATACGGAAACGATTTTAGATTCAAAGGATTCCTATATCGTAACAAAGGCCAACAATATCTCAAATTTAAACTAACCTTTCCCAGGATAAGTTTCGGACTACAATCGAGACCCTTGGAGGAATGTCAAGCGATGCCCTCAGTTTATGGGGCTCCTGTATATGCAACGGAAGACGTATCGAGCGTTATCCAATCATCAATTAGACAGTTGCATCGCGGAAAACAGGAGGACATTCCTTTTAGGAAAATCGAAAACAACCAAACCGTAGCAGTAATCGGAGCTTTCTCCCAGAACAAAAGTCACACCCCTACCAACAAGTACACGAAGTCGCCATATTCCGATTTGGTCGCCGATATAATACCAATCGAAAAGGTGCCTGTTGTGCTAGATCCGTCTCAAATGGACGAAGCAGCACAAGCACTCCATGTAAGAGATCTGCATGGGAACATATCGCCCCTAGCCACACAGTCAATCAAGTGGGCTAAGCCATATGTTGTGCCACCAGCATTATTAGGACCAATAACTAAGGAATACACACACAAGATGAAGCGATATTACGCAGATTTGCGTATTTATAGTGACGACGAAGTCTTGAATGGACTCAAAGGTAAGAACTCTCACTATTTCAAAGGCATGGAATTAGATTCCAGTATAGGATTTACAATGAAACAACTATACAAAGTAGCTAAGAAAAGTGACGTGGTGGGAGTTACAGGAGAAGGACAATATTACTACCATGATAATCCCGCTTCCCAATTTCTACAAGAGCAGTACGAATTCTATAAGACCTGTCAAGATCAAGGCGAGAAATACTGTGTAGTCTTCAACGAATTGTTGAAGATGGAGAAATTAAAGATCGCGAAGCAATACTTGGGCAGAACATTCACAGCTCAAGACATGGTAGGTGTAATGTGCGAAAGGCGAGTTCTAGGAGAAATGACTGTCCGCGCATATCGTGACGATCCATCATGTGGAGTGGGAACAGACCCGATGAAAGATTTTCATCGTATAAAGACACGTCTAGACCGCCACCCAAACATCTGGGCTGGAGACTACAAAAACTTTGATAGATCAATCCCACCAGAAGTCATGTATGCAGTGCGAGACTCCATCATAGCAGTCAACCCTCACATGGCCAAACAACTACGAGCAACATTCAACGTATTGATTGAAAGATTCCAAGTAGCAGGATATACACTCATGGAGGTCCATGGTGGTTTGCCATCTGGATGCTTCACTACTGCAGTCTTCAATTCGCTAATCAACGAATATTTGATATTCGCATGCTTTAACATCTTGGCAACACACGACAACAAAGTTGCTGACTGGTATGCATATGTTGATAACGTCGAGCGAATCTTTTATGGAGACGACGTAGTAGTCAGTGTATCAGACGAGTACAAAGACACCTTTACTCGTGAAAGAGTGGCCAGGATCATGAAGAAATACTTCGGTATGACTCTTGATTCATCGGCTAAGGATGGCTCTAATGCCACCTTCGACACGTATGAAACACTATCTTGGATCTCACGAACATGGAAACAACTCGAACGCAAACCGCTCTTCGTAGGAGCTCTGAAGCACATTTCCATCGGTGGCAATTTTCACTACGTCACCAGTACTTCAGCTGAGCACATTGGAACATTACTAGCAAGATCACAGCAAGAAGCAGCTTGTTGGGGACGCGAATACTACGACACAGTTCAATCTGCAATTCGGAGAATTCTCAATAAAAATCCACGTCTGGAAAGATACGTACAATTACGATTGTACGAGAGTGTGATAGACGAGATTTGGAATACGAATAATATCCACGCATTTCATCTAACACGTCAAGGCAACCCGAATAAGGTCACCTCTAAAAGATTTATAAAAGACTTAGAGAATTTGAAAAATTCATCATCGCCCGAATATTTGAACAAAGTTATTGTCGCATATAAGAATAAACAACCAATTGATTTTAAATTGACTTATCAGTATGCAGTCCGTAACAGTTCCAACCAGTGCTCACTCTCCGGCACCCCCACACGAGGAGACAAATGTGATGAGACCGACATCACAGCCAGAAAAGGTAAGCGAGGTCATCAATCAAGACAACCCAGGCAGGTTCCCAATTCCAATTTCATCGAAAGGGAAATCCAAGCCTATAATGAGCTCCAAGAGCTCAAAAGAGATTGAAATAGCAAGGCAAGCAAAGCACGCCGCCCGCTTAGTGTGGGCAGCCACATGCATAGCGGCACTAGACATTTTAATGGCTAGCAAAACCGGCGAAAACTACTATATTCAATCTGAGAAAACCAAACGTGGCCTTCATAAAGTAACCATCTACACCAAGTACGCAACCACCGGAATCGCATACAATCGCGAAGTTGCCATTGGCATAGCCTCCTCAAAGGCTCTTAAGAAGTACGAGAAGGACCACCCGACACCGAAAACCAAACTTGACTTAACGCAATTCGAATTTCAGAGTAATGACGTGATACCGCAAGCTCCGTTCTTACAAACGGATGCCAGCGTCGTAACCGACTCCGGACTATTCACTAATACCTCTGTACCAACACCAATTCGAAACATGAACTCTACAGCAATGGCTCTTGACAACCCAATGGGAACTGGAGCCCCGTTCTCGAAACACGCCGCCGTCTATAACATCTTTCAAAGATGGGATGAAAAGAATGTATCAATTAACCCTTCTCTTAGGGAGGGTACGGAGATACTGCGCATTTCACTAGACCCCCAAACACTACCACAGGCTATTAAGTCTTATGTGAACCTCCACGACGCGATCATACCATCGATCGAAGTCTCACTTGCAATTGCAGGTGCAGCTGGTTCCATAGGATGGTTAGTCCTAGGATGGGTCCCAAATGCAGATCCCGCTATCAAATATACTTTGGCAGACTTACAACAAATTTCATGTGAAACAACCAACATGAACGGCACTCAGATTTTCAACCTGATACTCGAGGACATTCGTAAGAATGGCTTGTATAGAAACACTGTTAACGATCCAGAACCGTATCCAGGATTTATCCTCATGGTTGACCAACCAGTCACCAACGTTCAAAGGAACGATGCAGTTAACTATCCAGTCCGAGTACAAGTGCGTCTAACTCAAAATTGCCATCTCATGCGGCCTAACAACAGTAGTGGCTCAGTCAACCCAATTTCACTCGAATTCAATCTGGGATCATACTTCTACAACGACACCGCTGACTTAATTGTCACAGGAAGTACAGCCACCAATCAATTAAGCGACCTCATTGACAACTTAGCTGATGATGGATTCACAACTGGCGACTTCAAACCCTATATGGGCGCTCAGAATGTGATAGCCATGGAATATGCTAATGGCGACCACATCCCCTGCTTCATCAAAGGCGACACGCCTTCGGCAGCGGAAATAGCTAACATTAACAACTTCAATGAACTCACACCGACCGCGACAACAGCACCGTATGGACTTCCCACCAAGTTCATCACTGCTCATGGAGATATGATGTCATTGCCTAAGGAATATACCGACAGTCCCTACTTGGCGACCAAGGATATCATCCTTCCATCAGGCACCGTGTATGACTTGTCACTGAACTACAAGACAGCAAAGGGAGTCACCGTGGATATCATATCCATGATAGTTCAAGACAGGTGTGCATTCTTAGTTCACTCCGTGCGATCTACTAACCAGAACTTCAAGTTCAATGGAAAAGATTACAAGGTTGTGTTCTATCCAAATTCGAATGCCATTCTAAAAGAATCACCCATGACATTTATCGAAATAGCAGCCACGACAAATCAGGACAAAAGCTTTGACGTTTTCTACTGGGACAAGAACCACAACGACGAAATCGTCGGAGATCCCCTTCCAAGGACTCCAGGATTCGCTAACTTCCCTCTACAGTTCGCTGTATGGCCTAGCGATTTACCAGTACCCAAAGTCTATGTCCAAACCGGAAACACACATCCAACGACTGCTCTACCATCGGGACTTAAACAAATAGGATTTTCTCGAGTTGGGACCACCACCAAGGCAAACTCTGATACTGGGGTAGTTCTTTTGAACGAACCAGTTATTAAGAATGCTTTCCCTGCTCTTGATCGTCTCCTAGCCAGCAATAACATCGACATGGCTAAAATGGACCTTGTTGTAGCAGGTGAAAACCTGGGGCAACTCGGCTATTCAGACGGAACCTTCGTTGCAAGAACAGACACTTACAATAAATTGAAGGCCTCCATCCCGACCGACATCATTCTGAAGAATATCTCAGCGATATCCAGCCTACAAGGACTACAAACATTCGATACTAGTTCCTTCTCTTCGTGGGCTCCTTCAGAACTCCGATCACGACCAAAACGCATCCCGCTTTCTCACTTCAAATTTGAGTCAGCTCCCCTGATGTACGGAATCGGTTCAGGCTTAGCAGGCCTTGGATCAATGATGTACCAACAACAACAACAGGAACGAGAATTGCGCAACCAACGCGCACTCGTGGATGCTAACAACATGGCTCTTGCTGAAAGGCAGAGACTTATGTTTGAAAGAAACATGCAAATGACAGGTGTAACATCGACCTCAGCGCGTGCTGGAATCTACAGCAATGTAGCATCTACTAGCCGCTCTTTCCAACCAGAGGCGAAACCAACCAGTACACCAGATCCCGTACCCGAGAATTACTACTCACCGGCCACAGGAATGTCAGTTGATACATACAAGCCACCTTTGGCCTTTAGTGGGCCATTAAACCAGGGACTTGGTATCGATCCGAAATTCCAGAGGATGCTGAATAAGCAAAGTGTCTCACGAGACCCGATTGCTTTCCAGAAGTCAGTCAAACCCACGGATAGTTTAATTACTACCGAGGGCGTTCCTCAAATGCCGAACACAAACAGCAAGGTACCCGATCTTCACACAATCACCGAGCATGACACCGCAACTAAACCAAGCGAGCCCTCAAGAGTAGCTGCTACTAGCAGTCTACCTCCAATTCCCGAGGACAGTGATGCAAATGATGAGAGTAACATTCCTAGTGAAGAAACTCCTTCATTCATCCCATCGCAAACGTTTGTACGGTCTGATTTACGCAAGTAAATCTCTATCTTTACACTCCATGGTGCATAATGCCATGGTCCGGTGCATAAAACCGGCATGCTAGATTTAACTTAATCCCTAGTCTTTAGAATTCTGGCTTACTAGCTAATTAGGT